GTGGATTTTATGAACACTTGGTTCTTGCGATCTTATAAACTTCAGATAAGACCGACTTATGGGATTAGGATATTTAGTGTATCCATACCGAATGGTGGTAATGATGTTAGTGTGCCGAAATGAAAATCATCTCCTGCGGCACGATAAATTCGATAGGCTTGCGACGAGAATGGTTGGATGATCAGCCGATTATCTAAACGGCCAGATGTAAAACTCGTTGAATTACCTGTTGATACTCTTGAGATGTGAAAGGGACTATAATAAGGAATATTTATGTCAGGACAACACTCTTCAGAGAATAGTGGTATTGCTCTAGATCCACTGCGAGATAGCGCTGTTGTTGAGGAAAGCACATATCCGAGTAGCTGAGAAGCAGTTGCATTGAAGGATGCATTAACAAAATTGTTAGTTGGACTTTGAAGGATTATCTCACCTAATGGCTGTGAGGAATCTAACTTTGAAAGACGAATATTCATACTTCCTTTGTAGAAACCAAAACCTGCGGCAAAATAGTCAATGGCGTCCGTGTGACGAAATTGTTGACTTGCACCTTGTGGCAAAATCCTTCTCACTGCATAGGGCATTATCATTAAACTCTGAAAGGGTGAAACAGCGATTGTGGGAGAAAACACATAAAATGCGTTAATGATGTTTTTGATACTCTCCACTTTATCACCGCAACTTAATAATTCCCAATTGAAGCTCCTGCCGCATTGCTCGATAGATAATTCGACGATTTTAGCTCGAATCTCTCAGATCTTGATGCTTTTACAGATTTCTCCGTAATGGTTGTTCTTAAACCCTGCAACAAGGGTGCAAATGGTAAATGCGCTATTGGATGTGACAAAACGAGATCTTCAGTTGAAAAGGTAACGTAGAAGTCAGCATAAGGTGCAACAATCGCAGAAGTAGCCTTAAAGGGAACTTCCACAGAAATGTACAACATGCCGAAACTGCACTCTTCGTTGAATCTGTTTGCTTCGTACACAATGGTAGAGCCTTGACCACTCGCATTGCGAGTAGATGGAACTAATTTCATAGTCGTCGTAGCAACTTCTTCTATCATTATCGAATTATTTGGAATTTCTTCACCAAAAGAGACAACCTTGCTCTTAACTGAATCTAGTGCGTCAAGTGGAAGGGTATCTCCTGCTCTATATGCTCCTCTATCATTAGGATTGAAGGACACACGAAGCTTTGCGATATGGAATGAGTTTCCTGTGAAATTAATATCAAAAATCAACTTTGCTAACCATTTCTCCACAGAATTTGCTAACCATGTTTGATGAGTGAAGTAGTATTCTTCGTCTTCTCTCTCATATTGGGCTATTGTGCAAGGAACTGCGTAAACGATTTGGTTTACAGGTGTTGCTGTTGTGACGCGAAAATCTGCGATGATGGCCGTACTTCTCTCTATGAAAGAAGTAGCCATTTCATCCATTTCAGTGCCAAATGATCCGGAAGGACAATCGACTGTCGTGGCGCCAGTTATAGCGAATGAGTGCGCGGGTATAACTCCCTCATTTGTTAGATGAGAATCTGCGGGCTTTTGTTTTATTGGTCTAATAGGTTTTTCTGCTATGGTTTTAGAAAATCCAAGAAGACCAGCAATCTTAGAGCCTACTGATAGTATGGGAGCTGCCACCGATGCTACACTGCCAATAACTGGAATGCCAGAAGCTATAGTCGCTATCTTTGATCCAGCATCAAGAAGTCCAGAAATTTTACCTTTCTTTTCTTGTGCAACAGCTTCTTTCTTCATTTGCAGAAAGGGCGGTACATATGCTTCCTCAAGATCTTCCTCAGTGAGGTTCCACTCTTGGGCATCTACGTCCGGCGTTTCTCCATTGAAGAGAGAATCAAGTTGATTATGAGATATTAAATTCAAATTGGGATCATCTTCATCAAAAAGACTACCAACTCTAAATAACTTATTCCCTATTCTGACATGACTTTTCAAAATTTGATCTTGCTGATGAAACGAGAGTGTTTTAAACCTCATTTTATGTTCAATCTGTGTCTGAATGTGTTTTAGTGCCAAATTTTGTTCTTGGGTTAATTTATGGATATAATCTCTGAAATCGTCGGCTGAAAGCAATACTGGATTGAATGTTGGATATTCAATCTTCAAAGTTTCAGGGTCACATTGCACATAAACTTTATAGCTGACAACAGCTGTATTGGATTCTGTAATTCTCGAAAGAACTATTTGACCAATACTTCCAGTGCCAGTTACAAGGTTTCGTGCATAGAATGGCGAAATCCAGGGGATATCCATGTAAAAATTGATTACTGTGCTTAATAAAATTTCTTGTCGAGGAGCCTGCGATCTCTGCAAACGAGAGCGCAAACGTACAGCAATTGCTGCATCTGCTAAATCTGGATAAAAAGTGCTCATGACTGCACCAGCTACGTTAGGCGGAGCTGTAAATTCAATTCGGAGTTTGAGATTTGATCTGAGAATTGCAAATTGTGAAATTTTCTTGATTACGTTAGTTTTTGCGAGAAAAGCTCTAAGTGGATCAATTTTGAAAAGTATGTCATTTTTGTTTCCTCCTGTGGGAATTTCATCATCTATGATAACGTATTCTCTGCACAAGATTTCTTTGATTGTGTGGTCTCGAGTTTCTTGAATAATGGACAAAGTGTCACTATTCAAATCCGTGGGCATTGGAATGGACTCCACATCTGGCGCCTGTTCAGTGGCAAATGTTATAATTTGCTGTCCACTAATACTGGTATCTTTTGCTTGATCAATAAAAGGGACGTCACCAACAGGCGAAATATGCGGGTTCATTACCGAGAGCATTTGGGTCGACGTTGATTGGGCGGCGTTGTTGTTTGTTGTTGAGCTAATCCTTGAATTAAAC